CCTCCTTTGCGCCAGCTGTTGATATAATTTAATAGCTTTTTCCTCATTAAATGCAAATCCATTTTTCTCCTGTTGGTTACAAATTTCAGCTATGTTGTGTTCCAATCGTATACTATTTTTACTTGGTAAATTTACCCTTAAATTTTTCCATAAAATATGCGTTAGTTCCACATCATTAATACAGTAATCAATCATCTCCTGAGAAAGCTCTTTGAAATCAGTATTTTTTCCAAAGATTCCCTTGTTATAATTCAGTCTGTATCCCCATGCTGCTAAAGAATGTGATCCCCAAAACTTAGGTTCCAATATTTTAACGGAAGAATCTTCAGTCCTCAGATCTGAATGAATTAATCGAGACAGAATAAGAGTATCTGTAACTTGTTCTACAGGAATCACAAGACCATACAATCTCCTTAAAACTTCCAAGTCAAATCCTAAGACATTATGACCTACTAGATGATTAGCTTTTAACTGCACTAAAGCTTTCTCAATCTGTTCTTTTGAAGTTGCTACTTCCACTCCAAAAGATTTACTCTTCATTACTATACAATGAACCTTAGTAACTGTATCCAAAAGTCCATCAGTTTCTATGTCTAGTATTATATTCTCCATTAGAAATCCTCCTTATTCTCCTTTTCAAATCCATAAGATTTAACTGCATCTGCAGAAGCAGTAACTACCATTCTTCCAGTTTCTTTAGAATAATGTAAAGTATCTGCAACTCCAGTTTCTCCTGTCCATCTATTCTTCAGTACTCTGATGGTTGTGAGATCTGGATTCTCCTCATCTTGCTGGTTTCTCTCACATCCAATTACTATGTCAGAGAGTTGAGCGATCCCATGAGAACCTCTTAACTGGTTCAAGGTAGTCCTGACTCCTTCTTCATGACCTTTATCTCCTGCAGGTCTTCGTAAGTGAGATACGAGAATAAGAGAACATTGAACTTCTTCAACTAAAGAACGTAGTTTAGTCATTACAAAATCTAACATACGCCTTTCATCTCCACCTTCTAATCCTGAGAGAACTATGGTCAGATGATCCAAGATAATGTGACTACAACCTACACCTTTTACAAGGTATCGTATCTTATTGAACAGGTGGTTTATCTCCATACTTCCCCAATGATCATAAAGAAATAAATTTCCTGTACCTAGTACATTATCAAATCCATTCTTTAATTCTTCTGGAGTATGCTCTACACTTTGGAGATGAATAGGCTTATTAAGATACAGTCCTATGAATCCAAGTGCAGTACGCTTTGTGTTCTCCTCAAGTGCAAGGTATCCTACTTTCTGATCCTGAAGCATTAAGGAATATGCTATTTCTCTACAAACCTGACTCTTACCTACTCCTGAACCTGCTGTGATCGTAACTATCTCACCCTTACGGATACCCTGAGTCATGTTATTCAATCCATTAAATGGATAAGGCATAGAGTCTGTTTCTACATTAGTACTGACCAGATCCCATAGATCTTTTCCATCAATGATACCATCAGGTCTATAGCTCTTAGCATTCCAGATCTGATTGATAATTTCTGCACCTCTTCCTGCTTGGATCATTTCATTTGGATCTTTCAAAGGTAGAGTAGCAATCTTAACTTTTCCTGGAGAGAACAACTGAACGCAATCATCCACAGCTTTTTGACCTGCATCATCTTGATCGAACATCAGTATAACGGACTCAAAATTTTCTAGGTATTCTAAGTCGTTCTGAATTGCTTTCCTTGCTCCTGCTGCTCCAGTAGGTATACTAACTACGGGCCACTTATTTCCTTGTGCCTGAGAGACTGAGAGAGCATCCAGTTCACCTTCACAGATGGTGATCATTTTCCCTTTTTCCCAGAGATGTTTTCCGTACAGTCCTGCTTCCTTAGTATCTCCGATAAACAGGAAATCTTTGTTAGGAAACCTGAGTTTCTGAGCTATTATATGTCCATCTTTTTTGTAGTTGGCAATCTGTACTTTTTTACCTTTAAATTCTCCAATTTGGTAAGACCACTTACTAACAGTAGCTTTAGTTAGACCACGCTTTTTGAGTGGTTCTGATTCTCCTTTAATGAAATCCATACTATATTTCTCCTCTTGTTTAATGTTCTCCTTAATATCTCCATGCTGTCTATATCCACATCCTGGAGTAAAGCACCAACCATGACCATCATCATAGACTGCTAGGTTATCTACTGAACCACATCTAGGACAAGGTGCATGGGTTACACATACTGATTCTTGTTCTCCCATAATAATATCCTCTATTTATAAACTATTGATATTACAGCTTATACCTCTTTTCCCACAAACTCTTCTGGAAGAAGCGGTAATAAGAATAAATACAGTTACTTAGAGCTAACGTTCACCTGTTCCACAACAACCTGTTGGAAGAAGTGAACATTAACTTATTTCTCATGTATCCATGAATTAGGTACTATTGATTCGGCATACAGAAAACCATATTTCTTACACCATTCCTCACAGGTGAATCTTCCTCCTTGAACTTTACTTCTTAGTCTTTGAAATACAAATCTAATATCAAGTTCTGGATGTTGAGCTTTAATTAACTTATGCTTTCGTTGATCTTCAGCTTTGAACCATCCTTTGACTTCAATCAGGATTCCATTTGGAAGCAGAAAGTCTGGAATGTATCTTTTTGGAACCGCATATTCTATTCTACTAGGTTCAAATACAAACTTGACTCTCTGCTTTTCTAGTTGATCTGCAACTAGTCCTTCTAAATCAGATCTATAACGATTAAAAATCGTCATTATCCGTTTCAGGAACTTCTTCTTCAGTTGAAGAAACAAAAGGATTATCTGCAGGTTCTTCAGATACAAATCCCTCTTCTTTTCCAAAGGCAGAAGTCTCGTTCTCATACTCTACTAAATCAATGACTTGAACGGCATTGAAATATAAAGTAACACCGCTTTTACCATTAACAGTATATGGAACTGGAGAATATGAAACCTTAACAGTTGATCCCCATCCGATGTCCACATTACATGGCTTCATTTGAGAATCTACAACCATGATCTTAACATCATGAGCTTCTCCGCTTCTTCCCTTGATGGTTGCTTTCTGCTTGAACTTGAAGAGGATATCATCACCATCTTCTTTGTAAGGAATATACTCAGATGGTTTTGCTCCTGAAGACTTAACTTCTTCCGAAATCCAATCATCAATCTGAGCCATCCAAGACTTTGCTTCCTTAGATTTAGCTGGAAGAAGCAGGTTAATCTGAAACACATCATATTCAGGATGTGGACTTTTCACATTTACCCATTTACATTTCGCAGCTGGACTTACTAATTTGGCTGTTGCCATATTGTTCTCCTTATATTATATATTATGATTGATACTCAGAGAATTCATTTAGAATCTCTCGTTGAATAGGATCTAATCCATCATATTTTTCTTCTTCTTCTTCCTCCTTTGTAAAAGTGTTTATAAGAAACTCTGGATCTATTCCAGAATTATTGAGTTCCATATAGAGATCTACAGGTAAAGGTTCTCCTGACTTTAATATCTCTATTGCTTGATATTCTATTGGTTCCATGTGATTTCCTTTCATTATACCTAGAGTGGCACAAAAGAATTATTAACAGAAAAAGTACTTAGATCTCAGTACTTCGTGGATATTAAGATTACCCTGCGTTGGAGGTTCAGGAACTTCATCCAAAACTTCTAAAGCAGCTTTCCGAAAATCACCTAGAACATCATTCTTAGAATACATGTCCACAAATGCTTCTCGTAAAAGTTTTGCAAGTTTAGGGATGTTATGAGCATGGGTTCCATAACTGTCATGGATCATGGCATAACTATTTATATTCTCCTTATTACAAAGATGCACAGTCAGAGTCAATGCTGAGGCATCCAGAGAGTGTACAAAGTTAGGTGCTGATCCATTAACCGATCTATGCACATCTATCTTCTTACCATCTTCCTCATATATTACAGGCTTCAGAAGTTTACCATCAATGGTAGTTTTAATTCTTCTCCATTTAAATGCTCTGTAGTGCTGATATATATAAAGTCCTGTAGGAGTCCACCAGATAACAGGATAACCCTTCTTAGAGAGTTCTGAACTTACATTCCTAATCCAATTCATAGCTTCTCTAGCGGAGACTACAACTTCTCCTATGGCATTCCAAACTAAGGTAGTTATCCAGTTTATGTACTTGATAAGTTGCTCATCTTCTGGAATAGAAAAAGTTTCACCTTTCCTGAGTTGATCTTTCAAGTATTCTTCTACATAAAACATAGCAGAAAACCTAGTTCCACCATAAGGAACAACCATTACAGGTCTTTTAGTCATCTTACGATTTATTAGTCCAGATTCTAACCACTTCTTAGCTATTGGATCATCTAAAGCAGCAAGCTTGGTACATTCCCGAATGACTACATCAGCAACCTCCTGATATATGTCTTGAGGAGTCTCTTCTGAAGTGAGATTTGTGGCTTTACCTCCTACAGAACATCTCAACATAGCTGAATAATGCTGTAAGCCGTTGTTAGAGCCATCTAATGCTATTGGGAGATAGCTGAGTACCCCTAACCCTTTTCTTTTCAATGTAGCCCATTCTAAGCAGAATGCAAAGAACAACCATGCATCATCAAACTTAGTCCACCAATCATAAGAAAGTCCTTCCTCTGCAGATTTGATAATATGTTCCTCATTATCTAAAATCCATTTGATTCTTTCTTCAAAATTAACTTTATCTACTCCTGCACAATTAGCACCATGAATTGCAAGCCAATCCTTTTGTTCCTCATTTTCTATAGGTAATCCATCACCAAAAGTGAGAAGTGCTTTTGCATACTCTGTTCCTTGAGGAGTTAAAAAACTACTTATTGTATATTTTCTTCCTCTAAAGTCTGCTTGATAAGGAAAATAAATATGATCAAATTTTACAAACTTTTCCCCAAGATTGAGAGTCCTCATAAATTGGAGAAGCTGACTCTTCCTTCTAATATTTTCTTCGTATACTAATGTAGCCTTTCCTTTCCATTTTTTGAATTTAATTTTAGTTTCTTCATCCATGTCTTTCTTCTTCAAATCTTTTGGAATATTACTAGGAGGAAGAGATATTTCATTACGATCTGGCATAGACCCAATAATTCTTCCTTGATCCCATGCTTCCTTCATAACAGTTAGAACTTTAGAATTAACTTTCCATCTGGTTTCCTGAAGAGAATTGACACACTCAAATTCCATGTCCATTTTATGAAAAGGTAGCTCAGACTTTATATTTTTATGAGTCTCCTTAATGAATGGTAAACGATGTGATAAGTATCCTCCATTTGTAGGACTTGTCCACTTCTTAGGTGTAGTTACCATAGGTAAATATGCAGGAGACATTAACTCTCCTTTATTTATGATGTCCTGAATCAGATCTAAAGTGGCTTGAGTAGGCACAAGAGTATAGGAATTATATTTCTTTCCCCTAGTCCTAGTTGAACCTAACTTAATTAAACCTGTAGAACGAATTATTAAATCCAACATTAATTGACCTACCTGAGTTTTTTCTATCTTAGTCCAAACTGGAACTTCTTCTCCCATTCGATAAGAAGCAGATCTGATTAATCCATACCTTCGGTAGTGTCTTGAAGCAGAAATCTTTCCAATCTTATCTACAAGACTTTGGAAATATTTTTTATCTGTTTGTTCCCAAAAGTTAAACCTAACCTGATCAGATAAAGCTTGACCTATCTGGTGCGAAAGATTTATGAGTTTTTGGGAATGAGAGATACCATCCATCATTGATCGTAAACTTATAAAAGCTGCTACATCGTTATCCAGCATTGCTAGAAAAGGTGAACTCGTTTTCATTCTTCCAGGTTTAGCTACCTCCTCATTTATGTAAGTATGAATAGCTTTACTCAGGACTACAACTGTTTTCTTCATGAGTAAGATGCCGTGTAAGGTAATAGATTCTGTACCTTTCTTCTTAGCTTCTCTTACTTGCTTCTGGAACTTCTCAATTCCAGTATAAACCATTTCTTCTTCTAAAGATTTTTGAATCTCAAATATGTTTCCTTCCATTTAGAACTCCTCTTGATTTATTGTTATAGAATTACCTTTCATTATATTATAAAATATAACGATAAGCATTACAAGAATTCCTGCGAAAAATCCAAATCCAAAGATACTGAAAAATACCAATAGATCTGGAAGTACTAAGAACCATCTACCCATAAGCGTTTTCCTATTGCTTCAATTACTGGTAAAGTCACGCTATTACCAGCCATTTTAAAGAGTTGACTATCTGAGATGCCTAACTCTCTTCCTTTCTCGTAGAGAGCATCTGGCGCACCCTGAAGCCTAAAGAATTCTAAGGGTGTGAGTCTTCGTAGTACCTTCCCATCAAATATAGATTGCTCTATACTTTTCCTTGTGGTCAGGGTTCCTACGATAGGCTCCTTTTTTGGAACGATTACTTTTCCCCTTCTTGGAGAAAAATCTTTTCCAGTTTTTGCTTTGTGTTCCTTTCTGATGTTTCTAGCTTCATCTGATCTTATTTCAGTAAGAACAAAAGGTTGTCGATTACCACCAGAACATGAATTGATAGTAGGAGAGATACCTTCATCAGAATAAACTCTATCATTGGAATGCTTAGGTTTATTTAGTTGAAGAATGGTCATTCCAGAATGGTTTCCTCCTGTGTGTCCTCCTGCACTTATTGTTCTAGCAACTGCGGTTTTTGCTGACTCTGACTTGCAAGAGTTCTCGTTAGTTTCTCCCATGAGAGGAAATACTTTGGGTCTGGATTTGTTTCTAAGATATCCGATAACGAACACTCGTTCTCTGTTTTGTGGAACTCCGAAATTCTTGCTGTTAAGAGTTTGCCATTCCGCATCGTACCCCAATTCTGAAAGCCTGTTGAGCATGGAACTAAAAACTTCTCCTTTCCATTTGCCAGACGAAAGAACTCCTTTGACTTGTTCAAGAAAAAGAATGCGAGGTTTTTTAAATTGTATGATTTTGCAAAAGTGTATAAACAAGTCACCGCCACATTTGGTTTGATTAAAGGGATCAACTTTCCTTTTTCCAGCGATACTGAACGCAGGACAGGGTAGACCTGCACAGGCAATGTCGAAATCTGGCAGGATACTTGGGTCTTCTGCAATTTTTCTGATGTCTCCATAATTTCCTCCTATTGAGTTGTTAAATTCTTCATTTAATAAGTTACTCCATTTATCTACTTCTGCATGACCTACTTGTTCATGTCCTGCTTGTCTCATGCCTAGTCCAAACAGGTCTACTCCACTTGCAAATGAAAAGAATTTCATTTTAGTTCTCCTTTAAGAAAATTGTCATACCATAAGCATTATAATGAGGTACATTCCAATATGAATCTAATTGTCTTTTTGCATATCTCCAAGCATCATTACCAGTTAATGCAGAACTTCTTTCAACTTGTACTCCTGTTTCACTATCAATTATAAAATAATATAAGTCTTTTTTAATCTTTACTGTCTTACATATTAATTTTGGATGCTTTGATTGTACTTCTTGTTTAAAAGTTTGATACATTTTATTCCTCTTTTAGGTTTAAGTTTGGTGAGGAAGGTAGGATTTGCACCTACTATGTCATTCGACATCTGATTTACAGTCAGATTGCTTATCTAAATTGCATACTTCCCCAAAGTG